GGCATATATTGAGGATGGACCAGTTCTTGGAATGGCTATCTAGGAGCATGGTTCGTGATCTCTCTTATACATCACTAGTATATACAAATCCAAGAGTTAGCAGAATAATATTGGAGAAAGATGGCAAGGAAAATATATGGCAAACTAGAGAAACTTTAACTGAAACTCCAAAACAAGCAATTCAATACATTCAGACGATAATAGGTTCAAATGATACAGTAGAAAAGAAAGTCGAAAAACTACTACGTATACGCTATCATGCGGTGTATGTAGAAGATAAATCAGATAAACGTGATCTAGTCAATAAATTACTATCAATAACAATTAAACAGTTGGGAAATGAAGATTTAGATGAAACAAATATAAATTTAATAGTAAACGATGCAAAAAAATGGAGAGTAAAGAACGCTTCAAAGTTAAGACCATATCATTTTAACATACCAATCAAAGAATTTATTAGAGATAATGAATTTGAGATAGTTGACACAGGAGATAGACGTTGGAAATCGGATACACTGCAGGGGTTGATACCACATTACTATCATAGAACACATACATTAGTATCATCGGTGTTATACGCAATACAGTCAAGAATAGACACATATGATGATGATAGGAAGAAAGCTTTAAAATGGATGTTGAAAAAAATACAATCGAAAATGATTGAAGGATATTTAGAATTAGAAAGAAATAGAAAATGGTCAATGACGATTAAAGAACTAAAAGAGGCTAATTTTAGAATGTATAATGCTAAAATAATACATGCTGCATGCGCAATGATATCAATATTACACTCAAAAAGAATAATTCCAGAATTTCTATGTCAAATATTAGCTGCATTTGAAGAGATACCAGCGAATGCTGCAAAAGTTTTATCGTCGCCAATGACATTATATATTGGAATATGTCAGTTAAATACTAAAAAAGTTGTATCTACAGGAAATGCAAATGAGTCTGCACAGACAGATCAGCCAAATATACAAAGAGTCGATGATTCTCAACTTGAAGAGTGGAAGAAATCAATTGAAGAAGATCCACTACCAAATTCATTAATGTTAAGGCTGATGTCAAGAAATTTAAAAACAGACGTGGACACGTTCAAAACGATATTTAACTGTTTTTCAGCCACATTTCATGTGGGTCACAGAATAGATAATTCACAGGACGCAATTCAAGATCAAGTAACAGTAGAATATACAACAAAGGTGAATAGAGAAATGTATGACATGTACTATTATACACTAAAAAATATGTTAAAAGATGAAATAAAGAATTATATGTTGGAAATGAAAAAGCAAATGAATTCTGACGTTACAGTACCGTCATTAGCGAGTCTAGCAAATACATCAAACGGAAAAACGATTGAAGTCGAGTTTGTTGGAAGAAAGATTAAAACAACGAAGAAAATGCTTCATCTTGATAACGACTTATTTACTCAGTCTAATTACACTGAAATAGAAAAAATAATAAGACAAGGAATACCAATGGGAACTAGAAATGTTCCAGCAAGACAGACAAGAGGTATATTTATATTACCGTGGCAAGTTGCTGCAGTTCAACATACTTTAGCAGAAACTATGTATAAAAGAGCGAAGAAAGGTGCATATAGAGGAGCGTTTGCGGAAGCGTATACCGCTAAAGCCGCATCTTTAACATACGGTGTATTAGCTCAAGACACATCAACAGCAGAAAAGATTATATTATACACGGACGTTTCACAGTGGGATGCGTCGCAACATAATACAGAACCATACAGATCCGCATGGATAAACGCAATTGATGAAGCGAGAGAAGAATTGGCCATGCCGAGGTCACTGGAACCAAAAGTGCTGGAGATGAATGTATTAGATAAAATGAAAGAAATCCAAAAGGCGTTACTGAATTCAGATTTAATAATTGAATCACCAGGATCGCAACGCGAGCCATTAAAAATTAGATATCATGGAGTCGCATCAGGTGAAAAGACAACTAAGATAGGCAATTCTTTCGCAAACGTGGCATTGATTAATACGGTATTAAATAAAGTTGCAGAAAGAATCCCAGACATCAGAGTAACACATATGCGGGTTGATGGAGATGATAATGTAGTAACAATGTACACATCATGTAAAATAGAGGAACTTCAGAAAGAAATCAAGGATGCGTACACACAAATGAATGCACGCGTAAAGGCTCTAGCATCATGGACGGGGTTAGAAATGGCTAAAAGATTCATAATATGTGGAAAAATCTTTGAGAGAGGAGCAATATCAATATTTACTGCTGAGAGGCCATACGGCACAGATGTTTCAATACAGCAAATGACAGGTGCGTCATTATATTCAGCAGCGGTGAATGCTTATAGAGGATTTGGTGAGACATATAGGAAATTTATGGAGGATGTCCTAATACCACCTTCAGCCTCAACTAAAATAACAGCAAGATTAAGAGTACTTTTATCACCGATAACGTTACATTCGATAGGACCATTGGGATATGAGATAACACCAGGAGGACTAGGAGGCCGTATGAGGATGCATTTTGCTGATAAGATCAATATGCAATTATTTAAACAACTGACGAACTCAGTGTCAATATCCATTACACCCGACGAAATAAAAGAATACAAGGGAACGCCACAATTTAAGAAGAGAACAGAGATAATGATCGACGCACTTAGAAATAATGTAATGAAACAAGCTAAAATTCTTGAAGATATTCTGGTGGACAAAGAAAGTCAAAAGACGCTTGGTGTGCCTAATGTTCAAACGTCAAAGAATCGCCAACAGCTTGAGGAAGCAGTAAGAATACTATCGAAACCTGAAAATAAGTTGGAAAATGTAGACCAATTCTATCCTGAAGAAGTCTTCAATTTAGTCACAGCGTCTTCAAATAGAGCTCAACCAAGTTATGTGTCAATTGATAGATTATATGAACATGAGTCAGAGCCAGTGAGGAAATTACAGATGCAGTTAGGGGTGCGAATAGCTGATACGAAACCATTAACGAAACCGGTTAATCAATTGTACGAGATAGTATCAAAAATCGCTCCAATGAATATTTCACCAACAGACATTTTGACGAATGCAAGGAAATATGACCTAAAAACATTAAACGGAAAGAGGGCTTTTTTATCAGATCTAGGACTACAAGGCGCTCAATTAAAACAGTATTTAGGATCAAAACTATTATTTAGAGATTTACTACTAGCCAAATATGACAAATTATACGAAGCTCCAGGTTTCGGGGCCACTCAATTAACTACAATTCCATTGAATTTAGAATCTGCGGAAAGAATATTCAACGTCGCTTTTAGACTACCATCTAACTATTATGAAATTTTAATGTTAATGTTGTTATATGAGTACGTAAATTACATATTTGACGGAGGACAACCATGTGTGTGGAAGTTAAAAGATATGGAAGCAAATGAAAATGTGAAACTCTCAGCACAAATAATGAAGATGATAGACAATATTAAACTTGATGAAGTACTGTTTTCAGATTACATATACTAGTGTGAGATCGTCAAACTAAATAAAGACCC